GATGTCCTTAGACTTAGATTCTGCACAAGTATTGATGCAGATGTTAAGTAAGAATTTGTATTCAGATGCAATAGGGTCTACAGTGAGAGAGTGTGCAAGTAATGCACTAGACAGTCACAGAAGAGCAGGTGTAAACAAACCAATTGTTGTTAGCCTAGGTAGAAACGACCAAAACAACTATGAGTTTTCTGTAGAAGACTTTGGTGTTGGTTTGGATGATGTAGATGTAAAGAACATCATTAGTAAGTATGGTAAGTCAACAAAACGTGACAGCAATACAGAGCTAGGTATGATGGGACTAGGCTTTAAAGCACCTCTAGCATATTCCTCTAGCTTTTATTTTAGAGCTAGAAAGAATGGAATGGAGCGCAACTACATGATGTATGAGGGAGAAGATGTAAACACTATTGATCTATTATCTTCATCTCCTACATCTGAACCAAATGGTGTGAAGGTGACTATTCCTATTAAATGGATTGACAAGACTGATTTCAAAAAAAAGATAAAAGAGCAGCTGGCTTATTTTCAGAGTGTGTATTTTGATGTTGAGGATATAGATAACAACTTCTTAATTCACAGATCAAAGATATTCCAGTTCTCAGAACTTGCTAATGACATGTATTTACATGTTTGTCTTGATGATGTCTACTATCCACTAGACTTTCAAAAGCTTGGTATAGATCAAATAATAATTCCTATTGGTTTAAGATTTAGTTTGACAGATGGGTTGTTTCCTACACCAAACAGAGAATCTCTTAGATATACAAAAGAAGCCAAGGATGTTATTCTTAAGAAGATAGAAGAGCTATCAAATTATGTAGTGACCAAGTATAATGAAAGTGTTCAGGAGAAATACAAATTGTTTGATGTAATCCATTATTACAAAAATAAGGAAAGAACAGTGGACATTGTAGGTAATAACTTTGATGCCACTCGACTAAAGAAGTTTAGCACTGTAGATTTTGTAAAGCCTACGGTGGATAAACTTAAACTTATAAACCTGTCAAGATTTTGTGATATTGGAGCAGATAGATATCTACTAGGTGAGTATAATATTGCTTATGAGCTAAGTAATAACAGAATGCAATCTTTTAAAGAAGACGAAACATGGAAAAACTCTGTTTCTTGGAAAGGTTTCTATGATAAGAAGTATATGCTTATTAAAGAATCACCTCGAGGCAACAAGAAGTCCTATCTAAGACACATCTGTGAAGATAAAACAAGGTTTGTCAAAAAGCGTAAACCATATCTATTAGGTAATATAGGCTCTACAGGATACAAGAACTATTATCAAATACTTGGTCTTAAAAATCACCCTAAGAGTGAGTGGAGAGAGCGAATTGTAGAATTCCAATGGATGGTAAATGAGTTTATTGGTTCTCTATCTGTAGCAGATGATATAGAAATTGATCAGCAATGGCTTGATGATAAGAAATCAGCCGCTACAGCTAAGAGAAAGATGACTATATCTACCAACGGTCCTAAATTACAAGGAGAAATTCCTTGTAAAATAGCAGATGAACTACTTAGATATGTAGATGGTCAAAACTGTAAATTTGTATCTGGTAAGATTAATGTTGACACTCTAACTGGTGGTCCTTTACACATCTATGCTAAGCATGATGAAGCTTCTCTAATTGATGCAATGTATGAAATAGGTAAATACAACAACTTTAAACTCATCACTGTAAGCAACAGAGAGTTTGAAGGACTAGAGAGTTTAGATGTACCAGAGATTACAAGCTATCATACATTTATTACAGGAAGCAGCTTGAAGTTTAAGCAGATTGTAACTGCTAGTCTTATTCATAGATTGATGAAAGAGTATTCAAACAGCTTTGATTCTAGAGGTTACTTAAAAGAGGTTAACAAAACTCTTTCTGATCAACTATTTCAGCTTTCAAAATACAGGAATAGCCATTATTCTAGTAAACCTAATTCCTCTACAATGAAACTTACAAAAGAGTGGATTGATTATGCTACGAATAAATGTTTATTTGATCCTGCAATATATGGAACTTATATATCTATTTCAAATGTTCTTGAAAAGCACTATTATATAGAGCTGTTCTGTAGCAGAATGCTTTGGACTAATAAAGAAACGTTTCATAGAGCTTTATATGATATGATGACCCATCACGGATTGTTAGGTAGAATAAAACCTGAGGAAAAGGTTGATAATGAGTAAAATAAGGGAGGGAGATGATTGTAGTCTCCCTCTTTTTTTGTATATTAATAAATAAAAACAATTAAAAACATGAGTAAATTTCTAAGTTTAGAGTGGTTTAAAGAGAAAGTGGACCATTCAATCGAAAAGGTTATCGAAAAGAAATTAGATGGCCTAATTAATCAAGAACAGGAGCAGAAGCCTGTTCTTAGTGTAAAACTAGTTAATGATGTTCTAACTGTTGTTCTTAGTGATCATTCTATTTTAACAAAGAATGGTGCTACACCAGCGGCCTTCGATGCTGTTAATGCAGCTACATCTGTATCAGAGGTGTATGCTATTGTTAGTGATAGTGATGTAATGCAAGAAAGACTAGACCAGGAGAAGAAAGCACAACGAGCACAAGCTCTTAAGCAAGGACTTAGTCTTCTTAAGGAAACAGATGAGTTTGTTGTAGATGGTAACACTGTTTATTTCAAGGGTATATCTAGGTCTCTACCACAATTGCTTGTAGAAGAACTTATTGATGCTGTATCAGATGCTAAATCACTTAGTATTCCATTAAGTGAACATGTAGAATACACATCTCTTAAGCGTTTCTTTATGTGGTGTGCACTTAACCCAAGAGCTGAAGTGGCACATGAGCTGTACAGATTCTTGAAAGAGAACAGCTTCCGTATTACTAAGCAAGGATTCTTTTTAGCACTACGTAATGTTGTTACACTACATGGAAGTCCAGAGCTTGTACATTTCATCTCTAATACATACAACAAGGTGAAAGCTGTATGGAAGAAGAGCCCAGATGATTACACTGTGTTCTTACAAAATGGTGAATATAAACTTGTTCATAATGATAGCTTATTTCGTGAAGAAACTGTGACATCTACAATGTGCCAAGATTGTTATGGTGAAGGTGGTTACTATGATGATGGTGATTATTATGAGGATGAAGATGAGTGGAATGAAGGAGATTGGATAGATTGTGAAACATGTGATGGATCAGGTGAAGTGGAAGAGTATGAATATACTGTTACACATAAGATAGATCATGGAGAAGAGATAGGTGGTCTTACAGCCCTATATCTAGACCTACCTAACAGACATGAGAATCGCTTTACAGATGATTGGACTAAGACATTTGACATTCGTATTGGTAAAGTGGTGAACATGCCTAAAGAGGATTGTAACTGGTCAACACAAGATTGTGCTGCAGCTGGTTTACATTTCACTTCTGACCAGATACATTATGTAGGCTGTGGTGATCAGTCTGTACTTGTTCTCATCAATCCAATGAAGGTGGTTGGTATTGGTACACACAAGGGTAGATGCTATGAGTATCTTCCTATTATGACTGTACCAAGAGAAGAAGCCACCAAAATCCTACACGATAATCAGTTTGACACCCTTCAGCTAGACGAGAATTATGCTATTCGTGAGCTTGAATCTCTAGAGCAGAAGGTGCAAGAAGGACTTATAGCAGAGAGCTCTAAGTATGAGTTCAACTTGCCACAAATCTCTATGTCTGAGATACGTAATATTACTAAGTCTTTAGACAGCATGAAAGCTGAAATTAGCAATCGTGTAGTATCACTAGATTAATTAATTGGGGAGTAATAGATTTTTCATTAAATTTGTTACTCCCTTTTAATTTACTCTTATGCCACGTAAAACCACCAAAAAGTCTAGAGTTCCTAAAACTAGGAATGCTAATACAATGACAGAAGCTGCATTCTGGTCTATGATAAGAAGTGCTTTACGACAAAAGAGTAGATGGTGGAAGCCTGTATCACAATGTAGAGAGCTTGCTAAGCGAGTATATCAAGGAACAAACAAGAGACAGAAGTGGGAGTATCAATGTAATCAATGTAAGAAGTGGTTTAAAGCCACAGATATAAATGTTGACCACATTAAACCAGCAGGCAGTTTAAACTGTGCTGCAGATCTCCCTTTGTTTGTAGAAACTTTATTTTGTGAGGTGGACAACCTTCAAGTGTTATGTACAACATGTCACAATAAGAAAACACAATTAGAAAAACAATTAAAAAAGAAGAAATAATGGACAAAGAACTATTAAGAAGCATTACAGAACCTGACCACTACGATAATAATCAAGGGTATGATATCATAGACGTGTGTAATGATTACTCTCTTTCCTTTAACAAGGGTAACATTGTAAAATATGTAGCTAGAGCAGGTAAGAAGGACGATGAGTTACAAGACTTGTATAAAGCCTTAGACTACTTACAAAGAGAAATAGAATACGTTACTAAAAGACAGTCAACATGATAGGAGGGGTTAAAGCAACAAGTAATCAATATGATCTTGATATAGTTGTTAAAGAAGTAAAAAACGCCCCACTAACTTATGATAATTCAGAAAGAGTGTTAATAATAGATGCTGACAGCATTATGTATTTTGCTACACACTTTCCTGAACAGTCATTGATGGACTTTCCAACAGAAGAAGACAGGATAAAAGAAGCTAAGTATAGAACTAGAACTAAGTTAGAAGAGATTCATAACAATATAGAAGAGTTTTATAATATACGAGAAACTTTTATGTTTATAGGAGGTGGTAAAAACTTTAGATACAAACTATATCCTGACTATAAATCTAATAGGAAAGATAAGAACGCACTAATTCCAGTGATTTCAGAGTATATGTTAAACGAACTTCATGCCATACCATCTGTGGGGGCAGAGGCTGATGACTATGTATACAATGCTGTACAATTAAGTGGAGGTAAATGTGTTGTAGCTGCTATAGATAAAGATGTGTTTTATAATTGTCCTGACATACCTTTCTATAATTATAGAAGCCATGGTGACACTCTAGGGGAGTTTAAATCTATAAGCAAACTAGAAAGCAGATTAGCCATAGCTTCTCAAGTTGTAATAGGAGATAGTGGTGATGGAATTCCTGGAGCATACAGGGTAGGAAATGCTTGGTGTAGAGATAATATGCATATAGGTATGACAGATTATCAATTCATCAAAGCAATTCTTAACGCCTATTTAAAAGCAAACGGAGGAAATGTCACAGAAGCTAAAAAACAAATCAGACTCTACTATAGTGTATTAAAACTTTACACTGCAGAAGAATTAATAAAATTAAAAGATGCTAATGAAGAAAACAATAACTAGTATATTTATGGTGCCCACACTGAAGGTGCCTAAGAATGCACTAAGAGAGAACGGATTTATTAATGCATATAGCGAGGACAACTGTAGAGATGTTCCTAAATACAAGGAATGTATATACTTATTGTTTAGACCTGAAGACCTTCTTAATTTTAGGGAGTTTCTAGATTCTGAATATGAAAGAACCAAAAACATTATAGAAGACTATGATTATAATGGAGGATTTGTTGTAGTGGTGTACAAACTAAACCAAAAGTATAACAAGGACTTCGAGATTGTCAAACAGGGAAAGTATTCTAAAACTTCTAAGGAGTTTCAGAAGCTTTTTCCTAAGGTTCTTAAGATTATGAAAAACGGACTGCATAGAGATGAACTATCTCTTCAGTATAGAGTGTTTAACAGAACTGGTGACATAATTGAATACTGGCAAGATAAGCTTGGTATTGAACCTTGGCCTGAGGACTTGGAACTTTGGGATGGATATAACGAGGAAGACGAAAAGTTAACTAAAAAAGAAATTAAGAAACTAAAAAATGAAAAACGTAAACGAGCTAATTAGACATTGTAACTATATTGCAGGAGCTAATATACGGAGTAAGAAAAAAACTTTGCTTACTCATGTATACGGAAGAGCTGTATTTTATTCTATTTTAAGAGAACTATTTCCTAGAATATCTTTACATAAGATGGGGAAATTTGTTAACCGTGATCACGCTACAGTGATACATAGCTTAAGAAAAACTGCAGATACATATGTAAAAGATCCTTTCTATCAAGACATGTACCAAAGAACTTTTGAGAGGTATTTGAAAGATCCTAAATCATTTAAACCTCAAGTGCTTAAATTGTCTACTAAAAAACTAAAGAAGAATATACAGAGTCTTGAGAAGAATGTAGTTAAGCTAGAAATTGAGAATAAAGAGCTAAAAGCTCGATTAGCCAATAAAAAGCTACTAAATATAGTTTCTGATATACCAGAAGAGCATATAGAAGATTTCATAACGCACAGAGTTGTGCCATATACTAAAATGATTAAATATAAAAAAGATGGATGCAAAAAAACTAATGGAGAATTATCCCCTAACCACTGCTAAACTAAAAGGATTCTTTTTAGACAAGCTAGTAGAATCATTTGATGAATTTGATGGAGACCCTGACTTTAAAAACTTTATGGTTGAGTCTGGCATCACTGATCAGCAAATCACAACTGTTATAGAAGGTAATCCTAGGTCTTGTTTTGACATGTTCGATCAAGAGGAAATAATAATGAATATCATTTATACTAACAATAAAGGATTCAGTTTCTATTTAGAAAAAGAAACTACTAAAAAAAGTTATTTTACTACTAGGTTGGAGTGTGAAAGATCTGCTTTAGATGTAGCTATTGCAGCGCTAGAAGAGAAACTTGGAAAACCTGAGGAAGAGACTAACGATAATGATTAACTAAATTTATAAGTAGGCCATATAGCTGTAAAATAATTGTTGTAGATTTGTTGTTCTGCCAAATATTTTACGGTGCTAATTCTTACTTATTTATTACCAAATTTAAACTATGAACAACAATATTTTTGCTTCTCGAGTAAGCATCCTTCCCTACGAATATCCCCAACTTTTAGAATACAAAGACGCAATTAGACACTCTTATTGGATAGATACAGAGTTTAACTTCACTGAAGATGTACAAGACTTTAAGGTGACTCTCACGGACAAAGAACGTGACATTATCAAAAAGACTATGCTTGCTATTGCACAAATAGAAGTGAATGTTAAAACCTTCTGGGCTGATATGTATAAACGTATGCCTATAACTGAGGTGGGTGATGTAGGGATGACCTTTGCAGAAAGTGAAGTTCGTCACAAAGATGCTTACGCTAGACTGATAAGAATTCTTGGACTTGAAGAAGAGTTCCAGAATGTAATTCAGGTGCCAGCTATTGAAGGTAGACTTAAGTATCTAAAGAAGTACTTAGATGGTACTAGATCTAGAGATGATAAGATGTATACCAAGTCTGTGTTGTTGTTTTCATTATTTATAGAGCACGTTAGTTTATTTAGTCAGTTCTTAATTATGATGAGCTTTAATAAAGACAAGAATGTCCTAAAAGGGATATCTAATGTTGTTGAAGCTACTAGTAAGGAAGAAGAGATACATGGTAACTTTGGTGCTGAGATTATTAACATCATAAAGAAAGAGAACCCTGAATGGTTTGATGAAGAGTTTGAAAACTTAATATACTCAGCATGTAAAAAAGCTTATACAGCTGAATGTGGAATACTAGACTGGATATTTGAGAAAGGAGAACTTGATTTTCTTTCTAAGGAAACTATTCAGAACTTCATCATGAACCGTTTTAATAACTCACTTAGAAAGATTGGAATGAAGCCATTATTTGATGTTGATACCAATTTGTTAGCGTCAACTAAATGGTTTGATGTTGAGATTACTGCCACTAAGGAGGGAGACTTCTTCTATAAGAAGCAAGTAGATTATAACAAAAAGAGCAAAAGTATAACTGTAGACGATTTATTTTAATATGGAATATAAAAGATACTACTGGCTAAATGAGGATAGCCGGACATTTTTATCAAGAGGGTATATATCAGAAAGCCCTGAACAAAGAATCAAAGACATTGCTATTAAAGCAGAAAAGTATTTGAATATAAAAGGCTTTGCAGAAAAGTTTGAGGATTATATGTCAAGAGGGTTTTACTCTCTATCAACTCCTGTATGGATTAACTTTGGTAAATCAAAAGGTTTACCAATTAGTTGCTATGGATCTAACGTAGATGATAATTTAGATAGTATACTTAACGCAGGTCGTGAGATAGGTATGATGTCTAAATATGGAGGAGGAACTAGTGCGTTTCTTGGAAACATTAGACCAAGAGGTGGTGAAATATCTACAGGTGGTTTTGCTGATGGTCCAGTACACTATGCTAAGATTTATGATACTGTAGTAGATGTGTGTAAACAATCTGAGGCAAGACGTGGTGCTTGTGCAGTGTACTTACCAGTTGAGCATGCAGACATCTTAGAGTTCTTAGATATTGGTACAGAAGGTAACCCTATACAGAATTTGCAGTATGGTGTTACAGCTACTAATCAGTGGATGCAAGAGATGAAAGATGGAGACAAAGATAAACGTAAGGTGTGGGCCAAGATTATTCAGAATAGAAGTGAGTTTGGATTTCCTTATATTATGTTTAAAGATAACTCCAATAATAACTCTCCTTATAAAGAATTAGGTATGGACATTACTGCATCTAATCTTTGTTCTGAGATTCAACTACCTACAGATAGCTATAACTCCTTTGTATGTTGTCTTGGTTCTATTAACTTATTACACTGGGATCAGATAAAAGAAACTGATGCAATTGAAACATATGTATATTTCTTAAACGCAGTGATGGATGAATTCATTATTAAGTCTGAGACTATGCCAGGTATGAAGAGAGCTTATAACTTTGCTGAAAAGCATAGAGCAATTGGATTAGGTGTATTAGGATATCATTCATTGTTTCAATCTAAGCTTATTGAGTTTGACTCATTAGAGGCTAAGGGTTTAAACAATGAGATCTTTAGAACACTCAAAGATAGAAGTGAGATTGCCTCTAGAGAGCTTCATAAAGAATATGGATACAGATGTCTTAGAGAGGGATATGCTAACACTACTCTTGTGGCTATTGCTCCTACAAAATCTAGTTCATTTATACTAGGTCAAGTGAGTATGGGTATAGAGCCTATTAAGTCTAACTACTTTGTTAAAGATCTTGCTAAGAGTAAGACAGTATACAAGAACCCTTTCTTACAAGCTGAGCTTGAAAAGTATGACTTAAACAATGATGAGATATGGGAATCTATTCTTAAGAAGGATGGAAGTGTACAACACTTAGACTTTCCAACTAAAGAAGTATTTAAATCTTTCATTGAGATAAGTCCTAAAGAGATAGTACTACAAGCAGCTCAAAGACAAAAGTTTATTGATCAGTCACAAAGTTTGAACTTAATGATACATCCAACTGTATCTGCTAAGGACATTAATTCACTATATCTGTATGCACATGAAGAGGGTGTCAAAACTCTCTATTACCAATTTAGTCAGAGCTCAGCTCAAGCATTTGCAAGAAACATTCTTGAGTGTGCTAGCTGCGAAGGCTAAGTAAATTATATAAAAAAATCTACATCTATATGTTGTAGTATTAGTTTAAATTTTATACATTTGACAACACTCTTGCTAAGTGTATTATAATTTGAATTAAATGCTTCTGTTCTGTTTTTAATTGTGAAAGGGCCTCGGAGAAATCTGGGGCCTTTTTTTGCCTTATTCAGAACAGAAAAAATCAATAAAAATTAGTATATTTGTAAGTAACACAATTAAAATAGTAACAATGGCTAAACAGCAAGAAACTACAGACAAGTTCCAAGAAGCATTGGAACGATTGAACAAGCAATATGGTAAGGGAACCGTATTATCACTAAACAGTAAAACAGAAGGAAACTACAATGCAATCAGCACAGGGTCAATTGGATTTGACTGGATTACACTAGGTGTTGGAGGATTTGTAAAAGGAAAAATGTATGAACTCATGGGTTGGGAGGGCACAGGTAAGTCTACAATATGTGGACATGCTGTAGCTAGTTGTCAGTCTCAAGGAGGTAAGGTGATTTATATAGATGGCGAACATGCTGTAGATAAGAACTACTTTGAAGCACTAGGTGTTGATACAGAACGTATGCTTATCGCTCAACCATCATCAGGTGAGGAAGGATTTAATATCGCTGTTGAGATAATGAGTACAGGTGAGGCAGATCTTATTATTATAGATTCAGACAGCTCACTTATTCCTAAAGCTGTATTAGATGGTGAAGTGGGTGATCATGCAATTGGTAAGAAAGCTCGATTAAACAGTGGAGCATATCCAAAGATTAAAAGCATTGCACATAACACAAATACATGTGTTATTGTCATCTCTCAATATAGAGAAAAGATTGGTGTGATGTTTGGTAATCCAACAACCACTCAAGGAGGACATGCACTTAAGTTTTATTCTGATTGTAGAATAGAAGTGGCTAGATCTTTAGTTAAAGAAGGTCAGGAAGTTTATGGTAACCTAACTAAGGTGAAGGCTACTAAGAATAAGATGAGTCCTCCTTATAGAAAATCTGAGTTTGAGATAGTGTATGGTGTAGGTATTGACAGAGTGAAAGAAACACTAGAGCTTCTTCATGAATTTAAGCTTGGTCGTAAGTATGGCAGTACATATACATATGAAGATGTTAAGTATGACCTAGAAGACTTTAAAGCTATGATATTGGAGGATGTAAATTTCTTTGATGCGCTTAAAACTAAGATAGTAAACGCTATTAGAGGGATTGAAGAAACTTCTGATGTAGAAAAAAAAAATGAAGTTGTAATCCAGGTTGAAACACCATACCAATTATCTATAGATAAAGTATGAAATGTTTAGTTTGTGGAAAAAACTCAGAATCTGAGTATTGTTTTAAGCACAAACCTCGTAAAAAGAAATCTGCTGCTAATAAAGACCATATGTTTTTTAAAGAAATATGGGCTAAAAGACCACACAAGTCTGAGATTAGTGGTAGATTTCTTGGAGATGAGGCACTTAGTGTATATTTTCATCACATTCTTCCTAAAAATAAATATCCAGAGTTTAGGAACGATGAAGAAAATATTATACTTTTGACTATTGATGAACACGCTAACGTAGAGGGGGACATATATCGTTACGAGAAAATAAACACAATTCGTAAATACTTATTAAAAAAATATAACCTCTCATGAACATAGAAGTTTTAAAATTCTCTGCTAATTGGTGCGGACCTTGCAGAACATTAAGCACAATACTTAAGGGTGTTGAAGGAATAACTGAAGTTAATGTCGATCAAAACAGAGATCTTGCAGCTGAATACAATGTAAGAAGTGTACCCTTGTTAGTTTTCAAGGTGGATGGTAAAGAAGTTTACAGACACAGTGGAAGCATTACAAGAAATAGATATGAGCAATTAATAGAAGAAATAGAAACTTCTAAAGAACTTAACAATAATTAAAATAAATAGAAATGAAAAACCAATTTTTTTACACACGCAAAGAAGCTATTCAAGACACAGATCCTGTGGAATACAATGAGCGTGTAGACAGTGTTAATGTAAATAAGATTATTCGAAGTGTACAGATGGAAGATGGCAGCATTGTTGTTCTTCTAGATGATATGCATGAACGTGTACGTGAGGTGCCTAGCATCAATCCTAAAACTAATAAGGTTACAGGCACTAAAAAAGTGACAGAAGTGTATCAAACTGAAGTGTACTTGTACGAAGAAGATGTTGAACGATTTAGAAACCTTACAAACATCCTAAACAATGGCTAAATTATACAAAGCTCTATTAGGAAATCGTATATATGTAGAGATTCCTAAGAAAGATGAGAGCAAAATCATCGTTGACGAGAATACCAAAGAAGCACTACAGCGTGAAATGCTAAAGAAAATGGCTAAGCTAACAGTGTATGATGCTGGAGATTTAGTAAGCACTGTCAAAGCAGGAGATGTAATTCTTGTAGATCCAGGCAAACTTAAAGATGCTATGGTGATTCCTTTGTCTGATGACAAAGATGTACTACTTGTATCTCCTTTTGATGTAATACACGTTTGGTAATGGAATATCCATTCATTAGTTGTAAATGTATCACCTATGGAAGGGTCAACACATTAGTGGAGGCCCTACATAGTTTTCTTATACAAG